ATGAGTAAACGTCCTTATGTCATTTGCCTGATGATGACATCTTTAGATGGTAAGATCCTTGGTGAGAAATGGGGGAAAGATGACCGCGTGCAGCTGTTGACAAAAAGCTTTGAGGAGGCGCATGATGCTATTGGTATGAAGGCCTGGATAGTAGGAAGGGCCACTATGGAAAAAGATTTTACCAAATTTGCCAGACCGGTGTACAAGGAGGGCGCATTGCAGATAAACCGAGCTGACTTTATAGCTACCCGGGAAGCGAAATCTTTTGCGATCGCCATTGATGGCAATGCTAAACTGGGCTGGGAAAGTAGCATTATGTTAGGTGATCATGTGATTTCAATTTTGACAGAAGCGGTAGAGGATAGTTACCTGGCGCATTTGCAGGAAGTAGGAGTGTCGTACATTTTTGCAGGCGCCACAACGGTAAACCTTCAGATGGCGTTGGAAAAGCTGAAAACATTATTTGGAATAGAAACGTTGATGCTCGAAGGCGGCGGACGTATTAACGGTAGCTTTTTAAATGAAGGGCTGATTGATGAATTTAATCAATTGCTATTACCACTTGCAGATGGACGTGTTGAAACATCCAGTGTTTTTGAGATAGCGGAAAAAGATAGAAAGCTGGATGCAACATTGTTTAAGTTGGAAAGTATGAAGCAGATAGAAAATGATGTCATCTGGTTAAAGTATAAAACAATTGAGCGGGTGTAAATGTAAAAAGCGTCTGAATGTTATTTCAGACGCTTTTTTGTTATAAGCTACGTTTTAACCTGGTTGGTTTTATTGGGTTCTATAGCTCCAGGTGTGTCCGTAATTTTTTTCCAGTACATACAATCTTTCCAGCGAGGAGGTGGGTGTACCATTGTTGCTCCCTTGTACAAAACCGGTGGATGCCTGGTAGGTTCCTTCCGGAATTTGAACAGAGTTAGGATTATTTACTACATCCAGTGCGCGTAAATCAAACTTCATTCCTCTGAATGGTACTGTGTTGCTGTCGGTTAAAGACACATTATTCACTACATATTCATACCAGCTTTGAATGAGCTCGTCCACTGTACCGGCCGTGCGTGTTAAAGGAAATACACCATTGTAATTGAGTGTTTTTAGTTTGGTTAGATTTCCTATATAGGAGGGCAGGGTGGTGGGAAATGCAGTACATCCATTCAGGATAAGTGTAGCCAGGTTAGGCAGATTGGATAAATCTGTTGCCCAAGCTTTAAGATTTGCGCAATAGGTAATACCCAGGCTGATAACGGTGGGAGACAGGTCATTCAATCTATCTGGCAATTTTGTCCATTGTGTGGCATTGCAGTTAAAGCTGGCTAATTTGCTGAGTGTAGTCCATTCCATGGGAAATGGACCTTCTCCAAAGCCATTGTCATCGCCACTGATCATACCAGCATTAAAGCCAAAGGTAATGAGGTTGGGCATGCTGGTGCCATTGATGGCAGTGAGATTGCTTGCTCCAAATGTTTTGCCGGTAAACCCCGGGCCACCTATGGCCAGGTTTGTTAACTGTGGGTTTAGCATTTGTGGTTGCATATATCCATAGTAACGGCTGGTGGGTTCGAAGCTAATACCTCCCAGCTGTAACGTTCTTAGTTTGGGTAAGGTAAACAATGCCTGATCAAGCTCGGAAATATGCTGGTAAATGGTGCCTGATGCTAATCCGTTAATAGCAGAAAAGCCGGCGAGATTTCTCATTAACCTGAATGGAACGCCCAATACCTGCGTTTTTGAAAACTGCTGCCCGCTAAGGCCAAGTGATGTAATGGCGTTCCAGTCAGAGCAGGTGATGGTGATGATACGGTCTGTTTTATTACCATCTGCAAAAGTTTTTCCTCCAAAACGTCCGATAGTAGCATCGATAGAAGTGTTTCCTACGGGGTATAGGTAGATAGCATTGCTAACAGAGTTATAGGTGATGGGAACCGTGCCGTCATTGTGGTAAACAGTTATTGTAAATGCTTTTGAAGCTATGAGCGAAATCGTTCCGGTCGGGAAGGCTGTTCCTGTAACAATAAAGCTGATATTACCTCCATGTTGCAGGCATCTGTTTTTATACTGTAGAATCATAAGTTAAGCTGTTCTGTATGTCCACTTATGGCCATATTGGGTTTCTAAAACATAAATCATTTCCAGGGCGGAACCAGGTGTGCCATTGTTGCTTCCCTGTACATAGCCTGTCGGAGCCTGGTAGGTGCCTGTTATGATATGCCCGGAAGCTGATACGTTATCTGATGCATTATTCCCGATAACTATGGTCATGCCCCTGAAGGGGAGGGTATTGGCTCCGGTTAGGGCTGTATTCGTTGTTACAAAGCTATAGAACGAGCTAATAAAAGCTTCTGCATTGGTGGTGTTACCAAAACTGCCTGCAAAGTGAAGGTTTTTTAATTTAGTTAAGCTGGCAAAGTAGCCTGGCACCACGGGCTGTAGCAAAGGGCAGGAGGCCAGTGATAAGGTGTTTAAATTAATAAGTGCTCCCAGATTACCCCATGTGGCCAATGGATTAATGGAGATGGTTAAACTTATAAGTGATGTGATACTATTGATGACCGCAGGCGGTGCTGTAAAGGAGTTACTGTTTAAGTTTAAGGTGGTAAGTACTTTTAAATCAGAAAAGTTTTCAGGTAAGGCTCCATCTGTTCCATTGACGTCTGTAAAATTGTTGCCATCTAAAGCGAGTGTAACCAAGGTAGAACCTAGGTTGGGCGCTATTTGATCAAGATTAGATTGAGAAAAGCTTTTTCCTCCCAGCTGGCTTGCATAGCCTAGTGTGGTATACTTTTTTCCTGTAAGCATATCTGTGGGAATACTGCCATAATAACGTGTGCCTTGTTGAAATGCGTTTCTAAGTGAGAGGAAGGTGATATTATTAAGCTTCAGGTAATTTTCATCAATACCGGTAAGCTGTAGGTTTACCAGTGCCAAAGTGCCCAGATTTGTCAACTGCGCAAACCTGACAGGTAGCGATTGCTGCATGGTAAGCATGTTGCTGTCAATGCTTATGCTGATGAGCTTCTCTGGTTCAGGAAGCTTTATTTTTATTTGTCTGATGGTAGATGCGTCTCCTTGTGTATAGGTGTATTTAGGAAAGCTGGCGGTTATGTCTGAATTTGTACCAGCATCGAGTTGTACCCTGTTAGCAGTTCCTGTAGGATATGTAATCAAAGAGCCGTCTCCATAATTTACAATAACAGAAGAGGGGCTGTTGAATATAAATCTTATCTGACCTGAAGTGGCGCCCGCAGGTCCGGGAAACTGCATTCCTTTATGCAGGAAGTTCCATGTATTGCTATAACTGAAAATCATTGTATCTTTTTTGTCGTAGTGAATGGTATTAATAACCCGGAAATATTAAGCTGGATAAGCAATAGTGTGATCGTACTGATTTTTCAAAACATAGATCATTTCAGCCGGCGAAGCCGGTGTGCCGTTGCTGATACCAGGCATAAAGCCGGCAGGCGCCTGTTCTGTTCCACTGACTAGTTGCATACTGACGATAGTACCATCGGCGTTCCTGGTGGAAATAGTCATGCTCCGGAATGGGCTGGCTGATGTGCCTGTAATCGGAGCATTAGCAACAACCAGCTGGTATAGATTGGTGTAAAAATTGTTTTGCCAATTGGTGTCAGTAGTGTTGCCATTGGCGCCTACGGATGTTAATCTTAGCCGCTTTAATTTTGTAAGTGCCGACATCCAGGAGGGCAGTGAACTGGTGAATTGTCCATTACCCGTAAAATTAATCTCAACAAGATTTACCAGGTTGCTTAAGTCTGTCCAGTCTTTTACGAAAGCAGAATATAAAAAATTAAGTGTTTGCAGGGTAACCGGTAGATAATTGAGTTTTTCCGGCATCCTGGTAAACAGCCCAAGGTTTAATGAAAAAGCTTTAAGATTGGGAAACGTATTCCATACATCAGGATAAGCTCCTTCCCCTGACTCACTATCATCATACCCCGCCAGGTAAGAATACTCTATAGTTAGTGATTGCAATTGCGGAAGGGTAATGGGGTTCACTGCCAGGAAGTTGGTAGAAGCAAAGGCTTTGTTTTTACTTGTTGCTGTATTACCTGTGCCTACACCTGTCCATGTAAGTGTTGTTAAACGGGCATTTAAAATATCATTTTGAATATTGCCATAAAACCTGCTGTCTGTAGTAAAGTACTGACCTGCTATAGAAAGGCTGGTAAAAGAAGGTAAGGATAATACGCCCGTGTCAAATTCTGTGATCTGTGCATAAATACCCGATTGCGCCATGTGCAGGTTTTTCAACCTGTACATGGCATTAAATGGGATATTCAGCTTTTGAGGCTTGGATAAAAAGAGACCCGTAATGGAAATGCCGGAAATAGCTGCCCAGTTAGAACAACTGATTCTTACAATCCGGTCTGTTTTATTGCCTGTGCTCCATACCGGGCATTGATACATGCCGGCATCGGGGTTGATGTTCACATTGCCTGTATTATACAATCTTAACGTTGTTCCTATGGAAGGATAAGTCAGCTTATCTGTTCCATCGCCCGGGTCTATGGTAATGCTAAAAGGCAGGCCGGTAGTTCCTGTAAGTTGGATAGAGCCGCCTGTTAAAGATGTTCCACTGACTATAAATATCATATCGCCTCCAAAGCGAAGTGTTTTATGGTTAAACTGTAGTATCATAGGTGGTGAAGTATTATTGCTTTGCTTTTTTAACTCATTCACTTTGACTATTATCTATCCCAGTGTTTGTTATAAGGGATTAAACGGTCTTATGAGTCAATGCAAACGTTTTTGCAACTATTTCGTTGGCAGAAGCGTTACCCGCCTGCATGGTGGTTGTTATGTTATTGGATACTGTAAAGTTTACGCCTGTTATGTCTATAGCACTTGCGTTTACTATACTTCTGGGGTTCCCACCTCCATCATCAGTTTCCACAACATAGTTATAGGAGACCCTTATTGCTGACTGCCCGCTCCTTATTATTTTCCCTTTTATCAGAACATTGCTTTTGGGCATTAAAGAATTAATGATTGAAGCAGTTGCAACTACATTGTTGCCCCAGTAAAGTTTTATCGTTTTATCGTAATATGAGTTGGAAAGTGCTGATAAAAATTCAAATTCAATGGATTGTCCATTAGCCGAAAGTGTATTTGCAGGTAATATATAACTATACGCTTGGGTTTCGTTGGTAGAGGAAGTGGCTACATCAGTGTAGGCAATATATAATGTAGAATCAGATGCCTTCCCAACTTTGAAGCAAGTGTTGTCGTCGGTAGCAAAGAAGAGATCCGAGTTGTTCTTGTACCACTGTCCCTGGAAAAGGGTTTTATTGTTGAGAGGCGTAACATTAGCTGTGTAATTGTTTGCTACATTATAAGTGGCCGCTGTAATGGCACCTGTAATATCCGTATCAGTAACAAAACCTTCTGCTATTTCTTGTGTGGCAGAAAGATCGCCTAATGCATTGGTTTGTACCAGGCGTGGGTTAGCGCCTACAAACAGGTAGTTGTCGGCACTGGACAACACGTCCACTGTTTGCGTACCCTTTTGCATACGTAACCTGTTGTTGGTGCTTTCGAGCCATATATCTCCGTTTTCCAGTGTGGCAGGTGTTGCGCTTTGAGGAGCATGACGTATAACGGCAGCTGTTACTTTGCTGCTAAAAATCTGGGCTTGTGTTTTTACCCATGTCCACCAGCTGGTGATGCGTGATGGAGTAGCAAATTTGGTATTGTCTGTACCGGTTTGCATTTCAGTGGTGGTGGGTATATTGGATTGCAGGTTCGTAACCTGGCCCTGAAGTTTTCCTGTAGCTGATAACACAGTATCTGCTGCGGTAACGGCAGTGCTGGCTGAAGTAAAGCCTGTTAAGACTGTGCCACGTATAGTGGTGGCAATATTGTTTACAAAGTTTACTATTTTTCCAAACCCGGATAATATCGAATCGCTGGCTGTTGGAGTACCTGTTGTAGCGGTGAGGCCTGTAAGAGGGGTTGCAACAGCGCGTGCCTGAGTAAAATACAGGTTGGAGCTACCTTCTATTACTGCGTCGGAACTGCCTGGGGAAGGTGAAATTTCTATATACGCGCTTCCTGACCAGCGGTAGGTTTTGTTGGAATCAAGGGCTACGTATATTTTCCCTGTTTCGCCAGGTGTGGGCATTGCTGCCAGATTGGCTTTTTCTATTACATCATCAACGTAGCTGGGTAAAATAGTGGCGGGTATTAAACCACTGCCATCAAGCCCTGCGTAGCCATTGGGCGAATTTTTATTCACTGTTTTTTCAACAGCTGACAGGTCTATATCGTCACCCACCTTTTGCCAGCTGGCCGCATTGCTTAAATCGTTTTCGTTGATGCAACGATATAAGCCGCGCTTGCTGACGTCTGTATCCCAAACAGAAACGAGGTGGCCATTATAAATAAAATTTGCGGAAGTGAATGCCAGAAGGTCTGCATAAGTAGGGCAAAAAGTGCGCGCATCCAGCGCGCCCTTTTTTGCTACTTCCAGGTTTCCACTAAATGAAAAAGATCCTTTTTCTCTTGCCATAGAGCAATAGTATTTTAGTGCGCCTTTAAGTGCGCTGTTTAATTGAATGTGTATGCCTGTATAAAAACGGGGTTAGCTTGTTAAGATGAGCTTTACTTTTAAAGAACCACGGTCAGAAGTCTGATTGGTGTATTTTTTATAGGCTATGCCATCTATGGTAACATCGGTTATTGCAAAGTCGCTTACTTTATTAGTACTGTCGTAAGCATTGGAAACGGTGTTAAAATATTGAATGCTCTGTAGTGGCCGGCTGGTGACCCAAACAGTGGGAATCCAGATGGATTGCTTATTACCAGTGCTTTCTGCAATGAGGTTAACTTCAATATTGTTTCCGGTTAGCATGGAAACCAGTGCTTGTTCTGTAGCTGTGGTTATAGCGGTAGTGGTGGCCAATATGGGATATACCCCTTCAAAGGATGTACTTACTACCGGCGATTTTGCTGCAGGAAGAGCTGTGTTGTAGTTGTTCCCATCGCTATCAAGGGGTTGCGGCCCTGCTGCATAGTTTACCTGCGCTTTAAATATATTCACCCCTTGTATAACCGCGTGTGCATTTACTGTATAGGTTTTTCCTGCTTGTGGCTGATTGGCATAGCTAGAGTTGTCGGCCTTGATGAAAGTATAATCAATAGCTGCGCCTGCACGGTTACCCTGTAAAGTACTATTCCAGCCGTTTTGGATGCTGCCCTGGTTAAAGTTAAAGGTGAGTGTTACATTAAGTGAAGCGCCAATTTTACGTAAGCTGCCAGCATCGTTCCCTAACGAGAAGGAAGGTTCGGTGATGGTAGGGTAATAGGTAGTGGTAAGCATTGACTCAATGATATCTATCAGGGATCTGCCTTTTTCAATAAGCGTGCCTGACGGAATGCCGCCTACGGTGACGTTGGTGGTGAATGCATCTGTAACAGAAACAGAAGCTGACAGGTCGGGCAGGTAAGCTGTAGGTATCTTTCCATTTTCAACAGGGGCGATGGTTGTACCTCTTGCTGCTGCTATTGCCGATAAAATATCGGCAGGGCTGGCTTTGCCCTGTACCATGCTTAAGAGTTGTTCATAAGCATTGGCAGGAGGCATGGAAGAAATAACGCTGTAAAGCTCTGCAGTTAAATCACTGACAGCTATTTTGCTGCTTACATGCCTGTAGCTTTCCATGAAATCATAAAATGCCTGTTGATTAGGCTTGTCGCCATTTTTAAACAGGGCTTTCAGTTGATCTATTGTTTTTGTTGCCATTGTTATGCTATTCTTTTTACGTAAACAACTACTGTATAAGGTTGCACGTTATTGTGTGCGGCTCCTCCACCTGCTTCTCTCATGGTGCTGGAGTTAGTGGTTTCGCCTGGCTGTGCGCCGATTACGCTGTCGCCATCCTTGCCTCCTTTGGGTAAGTACTTAAGATCGTGGTTATGCTTCGGCATTTCGGCAATGGAGAGTGTATGTGTTTTTTCACCACCCCTTGTTCCCGCTACTGTATACGCGTAATCTGTAATGTTATCTACAGATTTGCCATCGTACCATAACCCCAGTGGCACCCTGCCTTGCATGCTTTCCATTAACTGGAATCCTTTCATTTCCCATTTTCCTATTCCGGCAGCATCAAAGCGGTCAGACCTGGTTTCATACATTTCTATTTTACCCACTTTGGTAAGCGCCCGGTTCAACACATCTGTATAGCGCTGGCTGGTGTATGGGTCAAAAGTGATGTAAGTGCCGGAGATGGGCAAGGTGTTACTATAGTTGCCGTCTTCTTTAAGATATACAGGGCTGGCACCGGTATAAGCAGGTGTTTGCACCAGTTTGCCGCTGAACATACAATAACCACTGCTTACAGACAATATGGACGCATTCACACTGGCTGCGCAACCACTGAGAATAACTTCATTCTCCAGCACTAATGCCTTTTGTATCGTTTTTACATTGAATGCGAAATCTTTAAGGTTTTCGCCAAAAGGAAGTCTTACAAAATCACTAAAGGCAACGTTGCCCGAGCTGATGGTAGATAAGCGTGCTTTTTTTACTGTATATACCGGCTTTTGTTCTCCATCTTCAAATTGCTCGGTGGCTGTGGTAGTTTCAATGGTAATGTAATCAGCTTTTAAGCCTGATGCAAAGGGAATTACTTCTCCGTTGATAACTATCCAGCCTTCACTTACACTGCCATTTTGTTCAGTGCAACCACTCAGAATAAGTTTGTTGCCTAAAATGCCGGCTATGGCATCGGACACATCACTGTAAGCTTTTTGCATATAGGCAAGTGTGTCCTGGTATAGATGTAAGCCACCGGCCTGCGTAAAATCTATTGTTCTGTTCATTGTTTTAATATGTTTGTACTTTAAAAGTCCGGCATTGTACTATATAGCTATTTACAAATGCGGTTAATTCGCTTAAATCGTATTGCAACGAAGCCGGTATCTTAATAATGAAATCTGCTGTAAACTGTCCTGTTTCCGATTTGGTATAAAGGATTTTACCTGTTCCTGGCCTGGCATTCAATACCATGGGTTTGTTTTCCGGTAGCAGAAACAAAGGCTGAGGATCAAACTGTCTTGAACGAACTATTTGTATACGTCTTCCGGTATAGTCAAAGCGGTCATTTAATGCTGCTTGCAGAAAACAAACCTGGTAGTTGATTTTCAGCCGGTAGTCTATATTTTTTTTGTACGTGATAAACCGTGTGTGTAAATCGTTTATAGGAGATACCAGCGCATAAAGCAAGGCTAACAGCTTTTTCTTTCTAAGCGTAACAGGCGTTAGCCAGTTAACCAGCTTTTTCCATTCTACGTTGTAAATGTTATTGTATTGCACTTTGTGGAACGTATTCAATGATTAAATCGGTTTCGTCTGCAAATCTGAGCCATCCCGCGTCTGGCTCATATAACTGGCTGATAGTGGTGAATGGAAAATTGCCATAGCTGGCAGAGCATTCAAGTACTTCAGGTATTACAATGCCTTCAATTTTTTGTAGATAATCAACATGATACGTTAAGGCATAAATGCCACTAAACTGCATCCCATCTACAAGAAATTGTTTAATTGCAGTACGAACAACATCGCTACCCTGCCCATCCAGCCTGTTTCCGTTGCTATCCAGTATCAATGGGTTGTAATGGATGCGCCACTTCATTTTTATTTTATCAGGTGCTTCACTGGTTACCGCCAGATTATCGCCTGCAGCTTCAATACGGCTAAAGTACTCGTTGATAGCAGCTATCTGTACATCAGACAGTTGTTGTAAGTCCTGCCCATCGTATCCTGCCATCTTTAATTTGAGGATAATTCTGCCGTAAGCGTTTGTTTGTCGTACAACTGCAGCGTATTTCACAATCTGGCTTGCAGTTATTTGTTCATCGGTATAACCTGTGTTGTTAAACTCATCAGAATCACTAAACAATGGAAATCCGTATTGAAAGGAAAGAGCTTTGTTGGCATACCATTCTTTGCTGGGTGGTTTCAGGGCTTTAATATCAGCTTCTACATTAGTTCGATGGAGGTCGAAAATCGATTCCAGTGACCATGTACAAACCGCTACCACGAAAATAAAAAGTCTTTGCAGGTTTACTTTGCTCCATGTGTCGGGTGTTACACTGTAACCGACAGAAGCCATTTCTGTAACATAAACATTGGTAATGTATGCTTGTATTTCGCTTATTGTTCTTGCCATATTTAATTTACTTTAAAATCTAAACCAATAGTCCAATAGCTGATCCCCTCCAGGATATCTTCCTGAACCGCCTCAATAGCGCTTGCCGGACGAATAGATTTGTTTTCGAACACGCTGGCAATACTTGCTTTGGCACTGTCAATGTCAGGCACCTCTATAAACTGGTCTTCCTGTAAATCATCTGTAATGCTTAGATGATTGAGTAACGCTATGTCTATAATGCGGGCAACGTCTCCGTTTACCTGGATAGCTAAATCGGCTAGTGTTTGCCCCGCTAATACTTCAACTCTCATGGATAGGTTGCATTTACTTTTAATTGATTGTTCTCAATAGCCACTTCAGAAACCTTCATTCCGTCTGAGCTAAATTGAAGTCTGACTTCCCTTAATAAGGCTGTAGGGTTTTCATCTTCCAGGTAGCTGGCCACACCAACCCCACAGGTAGGATTTTCTTTAAAGCTGCCCTTGGTGCAGACTAATAATAGGCGTTGATGCTGCGTATCGCTATTGCCAATTATCCAGTCGCCGGTATTTTCATTGATAAGAAGGTCATTGGTGTCATTTAATAAAAGGTCTGTCATTATTGTATTTTTCCGGTGATTGAATTGCCCGTAACGGGATAGGGGCCTGCTATGAGACCTAACCCTGGAACATTTAATGCTGCATTGGCCTGTATGTGTGCTACGACTTCGGATGCAATTCCATTCCAGAAGTCTTTTCTGGCCTGCTCTATATCGTCAATATTTACATTATTAAACTCACTGGCCTTATTGTAAAGCTGTTGTCCTAAAAGGGTGGCATTTAGTGGCATTATTGTAAAATTTTTTTTGCTTTGCTTAATGCTTCTTGTAGCTTAGGGTAATCAGGATTTTGACCCTGTAGTACCACTATCTTCATACAGGCTTGCACTAGTAGTTCTATTACCTGTAACAAGGTATCTGAGTCGTGTTGAATAAGCAGGCCTTTTGTGCTCTGCTCCATCACACCAGCTCCTGTTTTTATCCGCCATTTGTCAGCTTCTCCTGATGCAATCAACATCCATTCGTTATCGCTTTCGATACGAACAGCCAATGCCCAGGTGCCTATTTTGGGGAAAATGGTGATGGCTTCTTTACTGTCAATTACAGGACGAAGTCTTACCTGCGTTATCTTCAGGCCATCCTCGTCTTCCAGTGTACAGGTGAAGTCGCTTTCATCAATCTCTTTTACAGTTGCCAGCATAGTTGGCTGTGGGCCAACTTTTGCTGACAATGCAAGTAGAGAGGATCTTATTTCTTCATGTATGCGCATGACTAAATTTTTATTCCTATACCAATATGTTGTCTGCCGCCTGAAGCGTCAAATGATCCTTCAATGCTTTCTATAACATAATTGCCGGCCCGCTCTATGTAACGGGGGTCGCTTATGGCAGATACAGTATTCAGATCACACGCCGGTTCCAGGAACCCGGTTATTTTACCTCCATATCCCTTTTGGTTTTCCTGCAATTGCCTGTCGTCTCTCAATTTTTGTAAAAAAGAGGAGTCTAGGTCTATGCCTTGTATGGTCAGTACTTTTTTATTACCTGTGCCGGTGTCTGTCCATTCTTTTTTTACACCATCAGGTTGGCGGGCTTTCAGGCTGATGTTTACTTGCGTGTCTGTTTTGTCGGAGTTAAATGTCAGTTGATTATCTTTTATTACGTTCCAGCCAAGCTTATGCTTAACTGTTGTGGATCGCTTCATATCAACATAACGTAATCCAACATACAGCTCATCAAAATTGAAATAAACAGTAAGAAGCATATTCGTTTTAAGCCATTCCAACACCTGTACTCCGGATTTATTAGCTAATTCAGCTTTGCTTACAGGTATGTCCGGTACAAGTGGGCTTAGTTTAATAGAAGTATCTGCTACAAGGTCCTGGAGGATTTTTTTTACAGTTGTTTTTACATAGTTGTGTTTCATTATTTTTTTATCCATCTGTAATAAAAAACTGTAACCCTCACATTCTATTTCAAGCGGAACGGAGAAATTTATTTGTTTAATAAATCCTTTAAAGCGGACTTTATCAAGTCCATTATAGCCACAGGAAATAGTTACCGGCATTCCACTTTTAAGTACCTGGTTGGTACTCATTTCCGGAATCTCGTATTGATCGCCTGTTTTTACCAGGCGGCACAATGCCGGTAATTTTATTTTGGCGCTATCGGCATAGTTGTCCATGCTTCTGCTCCAGGTGGCAGAGGTGCACTTAAAAGGTTTGAAACCTCCTATAGTGATGCTGTTTGTCATTAAAAACATATCAATTGCTTGTTTCCAACGTGAATACTGTGTCGCTTTCAAGTTCCATTGTAAAAGGCCGAACGTGATTTCTGCCTCCCTGCACTTCAGGTAGTTCAAAGCTTTCAATAACAACTCTGTCATTGTCGCCAATAAAAATATTGGTCAGGGCATTACTCATGTTTACGGCCCTGTTAAGCTCAAACAATCTTTTTAACTCGGTGAGTTCGTTATAAGGCCATACGCGTTTTTTGTCAATAACAAATCCTTTAAGGCTGATGGCGTAGTCTTCCGTACTGTATTGTTCTTTAATTGTACCTCGGCGTTCAGCAAGTGGTGTTTTAACAATTGTTTTTTTGCATTTAATTTTTACCACTGTGTATGGCAGTAATAAGGTGCCCTTATCACCCATATCTGATGGCAAGCTCCAAAATTTGGTAGGAAGCCAAATTTCAACACCTTCATATTGCAGCCTTAGTTCTGCACCTGAAGCATCCCGTGCGGGTTTTTGATTCATTTCATTTAGCCACAACTGGCTTTCATTAGTTATGTCTGGCGTCCATCTTTTTACAATTTCAGGTTTGGTGCCAAAGGTTTGCTTATACAGTTTTTCTAAGTCGTATATTAATGAACTCATACTATTGCATTTTAGCCCCACTGTTAAGAATGCGCAGATATAGTTGTGCCATACGGTCTTCCAGCTGATTCAAGCCTTCGTTTAATGCTGCCACATGTATCTCTATCTTATCAGTGAATTTTACTCCGTTAATATTAATAACCCTAGGGCCTCCACTGGTAACATCCTGTCCTATGCCTTCTTTGGTATTTTTGAAATCGACCGTTTTACCCGTAGTGGATAGTCCGCCTACTTTAGGTTGTTCGGCTGGCAGAGTTGCTGACTTTGGTTTAAATAATGCTTCCCGATTTTTAGGGAGCTTTGTTATACCCTCAGCCAGGTTATTGACGAGAAGAGTGTGTTTGCCTAAATTTTTAAGATCTTCTTCTTTTTTCTTGTTTTTTAATGTCTCAATTTCAGCAGATGCCTTTGTTTTTATTTCTGCACGTAATACCGTAGATGCCTTGTCAAACTCACCCTGTTTAATGAATTCCCAGGCCTTTTTAATATTTTCTCCCACCTGCTTAAGCCATTGAATCCAGCTTTCTACTTTTAATTTCGCCAACTGGATAGAATAGGCAACTGACTCATATAACTCTTTAAAAAATAAGATGATCAGCCCACCCACTGCCTTTATAATTTGCCAAAGCGCTTTCATCGCATCACTCCATCCCTGGTATTTGTCCATAAGTAGGCGAATAGCTATAATGGCTCCTATTATTGCAGCAATAACAAATACAATAGGATTCATTGCTGTAACCATGTTAAATGCTTGTTCTGCTATCGTTGCTGCCTGAGTTACGACAGCGTATGTTGCCCAAACCCCGACTAGACCAAGAACTATTTCTTTATGATCCATCAAAAAGTTGCCGAGTCTGGTTAGAATATCTATTATGGGCATTAGTGCTTCTCCCGCTTTAATTTGTAGCATTTCAAAGCGGTTTTGCAATGCCAATAGTTTCCCTTGTGGCGTTTCAGCTGCCTCTGAAAGTCCCAGAAAGTAATCCCCGCCTTTATTAGTGGATCTTTGCAAGGCCTGGCTTACCATATCTGAACCAATAGTTCCATCCTTCAGATGTTTCATTACATCTTCCGGTAGCATGTTTTTACTTTTGCTTATCTCTTTAATAGGATTAAATCCGGCATCTTTAAATTTCTTCATGCTCGATTCGGTAAGCCTTCCGCTTTCCTGCACTTCTGCGAATGCTTCTGAAAGTCCCTTTAATTGTTCTTTATTCCCACCGCTTATATCGCCAAATACTTTTAGTGCAGGCAGTATTTTATCTACTGATACTCCATAATCAAGCATGGCTTTTGCATTTGAGTAGACTTCGGAGCCCATCATTGGATTTTCTGACATCGTCTGTAAGCCCTGACTTAATATTCCTCCTTTGTCAGCGTCTTTTGTCATAGATAGTACTCCTTGCTTGGCGGAATCAAAATCCATTGCTTTTACAATAGATTCTTTTCCTATGTCATAAAACTTGGAAACCGTTTTAGATGTCAGGTCTTCAAGTGCTTTCGCGCCTTCTGACTTTTCCTTTTTTTCAGCCGCCGGGGGAGCTGGTATAGCTGCTATTGCCTGTGCTGCCCTTTGTGCAGATTGTTGAATCTGGTTTAGCTGGTTGCTGGTTCTTGAAAGGTTGTTTCCTCCAAACGCCCGTCTTATTCCTTCCTCAACATCGGGTAGGCGCTTTGTCAACTTCTCAACATTATCAATTACGGCTTCTATCTTTTTATTAACCTTAACTAAGTAATTTTGGATTTGGTCAAAGGACTTTTTAGCATTCTGAGCAAGTGTCGCCAGGCCGCTGCTTGCCAGGTCTCTCATTGTAACGTACAGTTGAATTACACTGCTGCTCATTTCAAAAAAGTTTCAAGTGAATTATTAAGACTGTTATCTGCTTCCATCTTTCTTATTGTTTTTATGTGTGCTACTTTCAGCACGAGGGCGTCGTCTGTTAAGCGCGATGCATCCTGCCCTGTGTAATACTCAACAAGAGTTTCTAAAAAGCCGAACAAGTCCTGTTCGGCCTTTACCGATGCATCGCTTATCTTTTTAGCAGTATCGCCTTTTTGCCTTCAATTAGTTTGTTGAGGCTGTTTGCTGCAGGTATGAAATACTCATCGTCATCCAGTATCTCTTTATCTCCATCAATCCAGCATTCGCGCATACATGCTTCCAGGAATAGGTATAAACCCTCATCACTTATTTTGGTGCTGGCAAATGATAAAATATGCCTGTCTATAGGCTTTAATACAGCTAGTTTATCTATTTTTTCTTCTTCATTCAATACAGGGAGAAAAAACAAGCCTTTGTAGGTATTACTCCACTTTTTTACAGTGTCTTCGCCATAACGTTCGTTAGCAATCTGGCTACATTGCTCTCGCAAGGAACTGTCTTTTTCTTTGCGTTCGCGTTCTTTAATATCTTTCAAAGAAGCTCCTTTATAGTTGTCTGTTCGTATCATTATTGCTTTATTGATTTTTTTAGAGATTTGGAATGGCTATTTGTAAATCATGTTCATGGAAATAAATGGAAGTGTTACTTCAGTCATTTTTGCATTCTTTTCCATGGCAAATGGCATTTCTGTAAATGCTACCTGTGGCACAGTGATTGTTTTGGCGGTATCGCTTTCTGTTTTTTTGTATACGCAGGTAATTAAAATAAGTGTATGTGGCACGTGCAAAATGCTCTCGTAGCCGGCAAACTGTGCGGCATCATTCAGCATATCTACCTCGTACTTTAACAGCTTAATATTGCCTGTGTATGACTCGTCGCCCATTTGAATGTCGATTGGCTTGCTGCCTGCACCACGTAGATATTCTTTTTCAATTGCTGCTTTAAATTCAAAGCCTGTAATGCCAACTAAGGTTCTTTTTAAAATTGTAATGCTGGTTTGAGACCAGGCACACTCACTGGTTGAAAATGCTCCCATTGTTAATGTTTAAATGTTTTCGCTTTTTGGTTTGTTTATGCAGTAGTTAAACCAAGGTCTATTTCAATGAAGCTGGTATAGCCTTTAGGTATAATGCGTAGTTTAATAAAAATTTTACTGGTGTTTACGATGTCCTGCGCAGGACTGATAACAACCTGTACCTTACTGATCTGCTCTCCCATATTTGAATTAATCTGCTGCTCAATTAATCCAGACAGGTAGGTAATATCTGCGTCAGAAACTTTCCCTTCTGTAGTTACATTTATCTCGCTTTCTATTTGCTCAACATAAGTAGCAGCGGCTACAACAGCAGCTTTATCCAAGATACGGCCATAAGCCAGTAAGCGATAATCGTCGTTGCTTGCCATACGGTCGATACCGAAATAAATACCTGCTTTTTGCGGATGCTTCATAAAGCTGATAAAGCCTTTACCGTGCAGGTTTTCCAGGTTTACCACCTCTTTAATAGGTTTAGAGCCAACATAAGCAGTAGTAATGCTTAATGGGCCATTGGCGACTTTGCCAATTTTAATATGTGCAGGATACTTCACTGCACGACCCAGTGCCAGGCCTACAGAGGCTGAACCGTTTGACTGGCTACCTCCTAATACTACACCGGCAAAACCATTGCTGGCGGTATCGGGTGTGAATACATCCGCGCTGTCTTCTTTGGCTACGCGGCCTTCTACTAACACACGCAGTGGGCTTAACTCGCTTAATCGTGCCTGTGCAAAGGTTTTGGCTTTGGTTACAGCAGCTTCTACATCCGCATCTAAGAATTTTTCACCAGCATTGTAGCCAGAGGGTGGTGTACGGAAAACGCCTAGCAGACGAATTTTGCCATCAGCAGCAGCAATTAATTTTTTAGCACCGGCTGCATTGGTGTCGTCCAGGATGCTGGCCATTGTTTGTGTAGCTGCTACGCCCATTACGTGTAATTCCTGGTTACCGCCTACTTCACCGTAAAATTCCTGTAAGTGTCTGTACATTACTGGTTCAGCTGCTTCGGTGAAGCCCTTGCTTTCGGCATCTGCCAGGTTATATACTTCTACCGGAGCACCTTGCAGTGCTACCGTATTTACGGTTCCAGCTAAACCCGCTATTCCATCTACTGCGGAAACATCACTGAGCAGATTACCATTGGAATAGGTAACCACTACTTTAGGATAAGACATGTGTTTTTTGTTTAATGATTGATTTTGTTTTTATAATACCCAACGACTGATTGAGTGTGTGGCATTGATTTGCCGGACGCGCCTGTATACACCATCGCCGTTTCTGCTGCCACCATCATTGGTATTTCCTTCTACCGAATGATAAGTGCCCATGGCTTTATTGGCCCAGCCATCGAAAAAGCCGGTATGTCCAATGCGGCCAAGGCTTTTGTAGTAAAGGCAGAATACATCGGCAGGCAGTGGTGTGGTAAGCCATTTGGATTGATAAAACACGAGCGACTCTTTTCTCTGGCAACTTGCTGCCATCCCGTTTATTGTTTTCGCATTGGTTTCACCTCCTTTTAGCAGGCTCCACTTTACAAATGCGGCGCACCAGGCATATCCTTTATCCAGCCCCACTGCCTGTAAATACCGTTCTACCTGTAGCCCATCGTTATGGCCTGTTTTTTCGCGAACACCTATCTGGCTGCTATAGATAGCGGTTATGGTGCTACGCTTGCTGCTGACAGTAGTTTGAGAAAAACCACTAAGGCTGCTGAGAATAAGAAGGCCACCCATACAGAAGCCAGTAATAATTTTTGCCATGGTTGTAAGGTTTTAAAATCTTCAAAAGAAAACAGCCGGTACTCCTTTGCGCCCTCCCACGATCCGGGTACTTTGTATCTTTTGCCCCACACATAGTGGTGTATCTTCTGCAGATTAAACCACAAACCCAGTCTGGCTACGGCAAACAAGCCTGCCATAATGCCTGCAGTGGCCAGCAGTGCCTGCATCCAGTTGATGGCATAATATTCCATAGCTACTCCATTAATAGATGCCGGGCCAAGATTCAACAGCCAGTAGCATACAAAGGCGATAGCCACACTCCACATCCAATCGTGCAGGAGTAACAGTCGTTTAATTTTCTTCATTCGTTTTGTTTTTATATAGTAGGCATTCTTTCTTTAGCCAGCGATAAAGCAGGTAAAGGCAGGCAAGCAGTAGCAGAAGTCCAATGAATGCAAATGGGTTAGTTTTACTCACTGAGATTTTGCTGCTTTCTTTACGGGTTACATGGGTGCTATCCATTAGCTTTCTGCTATTGCTGTCTGTTCCGGAAGAAGTGATCTTCCTGCTTTCCTCTTTGTATATATCAACAGTTACCTGTTCTGTCTTCTTCACTGCAGCCAGCGTGCCTTTGCCGGTTTTAGGGTTGAACTTTGCTTTTACATGTAAGGTGCCCGTTTCTATCTCGGTTTCTACATCGCTGGTGTCGGCAGGATTGAAAAGAAAGTTGGTTTTAATGCTGTCTGGCTGTGTGTATACGATGCCCTGACTTTTGGTGACCGAATGTGCCTCGCTTAATAAAGACGTTATTGATTTACTGATTTGTTCACTTTTGCTAAGGCCTGCACTATCGGTACGTATATTGTTTTTTGATACATTTCTGGAAGTGTGGCATGAGAATGCGGGCAGCACTGCCAGTGCTATCATTGCTTTTATTTTCATACTACTTTTTTTTCTATAGCTGCTCTTAATTTAATTACCTGTGTTTCCAAGGTGGTGTTTTCAGAACGTAGACGTTCTATTTCAGTGCTGAGCAGCACACAGCGTTCTGTTAGTTGTTTTATTTGCTTTTCCAGATCGGCAGAGAAAGAACGCCAAAGATTTACAGTTTTTTCTATGTTTTCCAGCCTTATTTTTTCAGTGTCAGCTTCCAGTTTTTGGGTTTCTGCTTTTAGTTTGTTTCGATATAAAACACGGGCCAGTAAGGAGGTGAGTATTGCGGTAAGAAGCGATACCCAGATGGTAATATTCATGGTGTCTTTTTGTTTTAGATTAGCTGCTGTTGTCTTTAATAACCGGCAACACTGTAAAATTGCATTATTCTGAAAGCCTTTCCAAACGTGCATTTCATGGTGGTTAAAGATGTGTTCCATGGTAATAAAGGGTGTGCTCCATGATGGTTTTTGTATTGTGGGCAAGGTGATAATAGATGGACATTTGTGAAGCAGCAACACTAAAAAACTGCATTATATTTTTATGGCAATTACTAATTTTTATGGATCATTATTAATGGCGTTACAAAGCCGTATTGAAGAGAAGCTTCCTGAGGTAAATTATATTCAACAGGAGATGGGGCAGCTGGATAATATCGCTACCAGCGGGGTGTTGTTTCCCTGTGTGTTAATTGACTTGCCTGGTGGGACATTTACGCAGGAGAGTGCATTAGCAGAGAATGGAGATATTACTATTCAGCTTAAACTGGTAGTAGATGTGAATGGTGTTGCAGATGCTAATGCTGCGCGCATGACGGAAGCAACGCTGGCTTGTTATGAACTGGAGAACAGGTTGTATACAGCCATAAAAGGCTGGCAACCAGAAGATGGAATTTGCCAGCCTTTGAACCGCGTTAGTGATGCGGGGGAAGTGAGAGGGGATGGGTTGAAAGTGCGGAAGCTTACTTTTAGTACTTCTTTTGAAGATAGTAGTGCTGCTATAGTGTACTTGAAACAATCTCCTGCACTGGAGCTGGTATAATTACCAGACCATATGCGGATACTTTTCTTTCAGGCTTTTAACTGATGGTTGTTCTTTTTTAATAAGCATCAATTCATCAGTTTTAGCCTGAATAATTTTTTGAATCATAACAGCGCTCAGGTGAAATTCTTTCACTAGTTCTGATACCGAATCGGGATACAGCTTGCGTTCTACTTTGCTTTTATAGTAGAAGCGATACAACAGGTTAGTGTTCCTTGTTTGAATGAGCGCAGGGTTACGTCCTTTTCGTTCTGATGTACCGGTTGCTGATGGTTCTGATTCTTCTGCTAAAAGAGAATGAAGTACTGAAATGCCGCGGTGACGTGTTTGCATAGTTTATTTTTTAAGCAATGGTTAATGATGGCGAAAAGAGATACCTGTTCATACAGATGACGGCATGAACAGGTATAGGTTAGCAACCTGGTAGCTGTTATGCTGGCTGCAATTGAAGTTTGTTACAGATGCCTTGCACCAGGTTACCCTGATAACTGCTTTTGTCTGTAAAGCCATTAAACTGCAAATCCAATGCAACAGCCCAGCAGGGTTTTAAGGAAAGCTGGTATTTGTTTTGTCTTCTGTAAGCTTTTAATGCGAAGTGCATATTCATTTCTTCTAACACTGCCAGTAACAATAAATCTTCTTTAGATAACAGGTTATTATTTCTTTGTTCCTGCATATATGCTGCTGTTTCATCTAATGCTTCACTTAATGCCAGCATTTCACTGACACTTAGAGTAAGTTTATACATATTGCCCAT